AACCCGCGCAGTGTGGCTGCTGCCTCTGCCGATCCACCGCGCACGCTGTCCAAAAACTTCGCCATTTTGAACAGCGACGACTGAAGGCCTTCGGCTGATGTGTCGCTCAGTTTTGCGGCGTACGACAACGCGCTCAGAGACTCAACCGCAATCCCTGTTCGTGTCGCCATGTCGTTGAATGAATCACCGACGGACACAAACCGATAAACGCTTGCGGTTGCCATTGCAGCAGCAGCGGCAGCAAACGCATTCAACGCGGCCTGTCCTTCCCGCAGTCCGGCGGACATACGGGAAGAATCAGCCACAAGATTCACGACAAGATCGCCTAGACTAGCCATCGCTGCGCCTCATCAATGCCAGTGCCTCAAGGTCTGCACCTTCTTCACCCGGCTCCGCATAATCTGCCAGTGCCTTGACGATGTCCGCAAAGTTCTCTGAGGTCTGCGATTCACGGCTTGCCTGCTGCATTAGCAGATTAGCCGTGTTGATTGCTGCCCTCAAATCCGCTCGCCGTTCTCCCCACGGTGCCGCAATCATCATTGCCTGCTGCACCGTCCATTCGAACGGCGTATGTTCGTCCCTGACATTCCACCAGTCGTATCTGCCGAGACTCCGGGCAAGTTCTGCGGCGAACTTTGCTTCGGAGTCTCGCTTCAGTTTTTTACAAGTGCCTCAGTGCTGATCGGCTTTGCCAGCTTCGTGAGTGCGTCTGTAATCTGATGCAGCAGTGCGGGTGTCATGACGTCCTGCAGCATGTTCTCAATCAACACAGCGAACTCAGGATCTGACATTCCTTCGGGCTGCACAACCAAACGCTCACCGGCTGCATCGACCAGCGAAAACCCCAGTGTCAACCACGTTTTTGCCATGTCGCCGTCAACGTTTCCAATGCGACGAACTTCGCCGAAGGTCTGTTCACGAACGTGCAACCCGGTGTCACCAACCGGCAGGTGTCGGCGTTTTGCCAACCGCTCAAATACGCTCACAGTTCCGTCTCCTGTAGCTGTTGTTTCGCCGCGTGATACTTATCCCAATTCGGCCCCGGCTGATAACTGAGATCGGGATTATAGCCCAGAATGACGCCCGCCCGATACAACTCGCGGTCGCCCTTGTCGTTGATTCCTTTGGCGTTCATCGCGTAGTCCACGCGCAGGACTTCAAGTTCCTGCGGTGTCATACCCACGGCCTCAGCACACTCTGCATCTGCGGGCGATGCCTGACCAGTCCTGCATAACTGGAGAGCCATCAGCCCGCTGAACACAGTGCCCTTGCGATAGACGGCAATCTGCACTGCCTGCCCGTCGCGACTCTTGCCGGGAATCCACGACACCAGCGCAGCCAACTCAGGGGTTAGCTTGCTGGTATCGCAGAACTGATCGAGATTCAACGCCGCCTGCATTAGCTCGGTGCTCCGCTGGTCTCGATCGTGAACGAACCCTTCAGTCCGTCGCCGGGCGATGCGGTCTTGTCGAATCCGTAGCCGCACCCGCTGTAGATTTCGGACAACGGCGTCGCGTCTGCATACGTGACCTTGAAGTTCCTCGCGGCTGGTGCTCTCATCAACGTGATGAACGCCGCGTGCACCGTATCATCCGGATCGTAAAAACATTCGCCGGTGATCGTGGCGGGGTCGATGTATCCGGTGTGGGTCTTGGTTTTGTGTGCCACGCCGTCCAGCGTGGTGCTGTCAAACGTCTCGGCTTTCTCGCCCGAGATGTTCAGACTCGTGATCTGCGGGAATGCGGTGTAAACGCTGCTGATTTCCATGAGCAGGGCAGTGCCCTTGCTGGGGACTTTGTTGGGCATGTTACGTCAACCTTTCGTGGCTCGTGCCTGTTTGTTTGCGATACGTTTCGCTTGCACTTCCAGATACCTTTTCGCGGCCCGTTGTGCTGCCGCTCGTGCTTCACCTTTGACTGCGTTATACGCGCTTGCCGCCAGCCCCGGTTGCATCGCTGGCATGCGCCCACGATATGCAACAGTGCCTGTTGTTTTCTTGCGGTACTGTCGCCCGCTGCTGTCCGAATAACCTGCCATTGCTCCACGGTGTTTCAGCTTGCCCGTGTATCGTGCATCTGTTGCGAGAATGAACCAGTGCAGGTTTGCGGAACCGATCCCCACACCGCCCTTTGTTGTTCGCTTGCGAATCACTCGCCTCTTGACGGCACCCTTGCCGACGTTGAAGCCGACCTTTGCTTTCGTCACGTTGCCCCGGTAAATCGTCAGCCGATAGCCGACGGACTTGCCGACCTCTTTGACTCGCGGGTCGAGTTGGTTTGCCATCTCCGCTGCAATGACTTTCATCGCAGACTGCAAGGCAACTCTTGCGACCTTTCGCGCGTCCTTGCTCATGGTGCTGAACTCGGAAATCAACTCCTTCAGTCCGTCAACATTGATATCCGCTTTCATGGCTTCACCTGCACTTCGCAGGATATGGACGCCACAAACATCCGCTGCGAATACAGAACCGCCTTGTCTGCGACCTCCTGCGTTTCAAATCCTGCCTGCCAGACTCTGACACGCCAATCTGTTGTCACGTACTGATCGACCTGCCGGAGAATCTGCCGACACAACAGCCGCAGCGGATTCAACTCCTGCGGTGTGATGTCCGCCACCTTTTTCCTGACCCAGATCCGGATTGCGTGCTGCGTGTTGTCGACTGCGTCCAGCGTTTCGAACAACTGCTGCTCAGACTCATGGCACACGTCAACCCGCAGCTCTGTGACTTCCTCCGTCGGGTCAATTATCAGCTCGCGTGCTTCGGCCTTCAGATCCAGATTGTACGTTGTCCCTGCATTGATCCGTGCGACGATCGCATTGACGGCTTCCGTTGACGGTGCGAGCGTGCTCATATCACACCGCCAATCATTTTACTGTGCAGCCGAACCATCTGCGGGGAAGTCTGACGGAAGACTTTTTCCCCCGCAAATGGCTGCAGCTCATATCGCAACCCGGCAGACAAAATCACGTCGCCGGCCTGCGGTTGTGGATACGGCAAATCCGCCTGCAGCAGTATCCAATCCACCGGGCGCACCTCAACGATTTGCCCGTTGCCCAAATCGACAAACTGTGTCCGTCCTGCAGCCTTGCGTGCTGTGACTGAGTGCGACTCGACGCCGCGGAAATAGGTGACGGCCTGACCGGCTTCCGCCAGCAGATCCTCCACCATCTCTCCAATCGCGTCGTCGAAGTCGCTCACGTCTCACCCTCGCTCAGCGTGCATCCGGAACAAGTGCAGCAATCGCGGCACCCAGCTTCGTCAGCCCGGTGACAATCCAAAAACCGCTCTTCGTGTAAACACACGTGTAGAGGGCTTCAGCGGTCAACGCCAACTCATTCGTTGCGCCCACGACGACTTCGTTGACCTTGTCGGCAGCGACGGCGGAAATCAGTTCGCAGGCTGTTGTGCCCACAAGAATCCGCATGACCTGACCGATGTACCCGGCTGGCAAACTGATCTGATGATCGGCGTTCGCACTGGTCACTGTCACGAATGTGCTGCCTGCCGGAATCAATGCAGTCGTGAGACCGTTTGCGGTCGCGGTCACTGCGGCCTGCGTCGTGGGCATTGGGGCATTCAGGATCACCAGCCCGGTATTGTCGCCGGATGCCTGTGCCTGAACTGCGATGCCCATGTAAACGCCGTTACCGATCTGGTTGGCTGCGCCGCTGCCTGCATCGCCGCTGTCCGGATCGCCGGTTGCGTTCCAATACACGGGCTGACCGGCAACCCATGCGCCGGTAATCTTTGGCACCTGGTAGATGCCTTCAATCTGCAGCGAACCTTTTTCGCTCGCTGCCAAATCAGTCGCGGTCACACCAACAATACCACCGGACACAACCACGTCACCGCCGATTTTTGCGGCTGCGGGTGTGTAGTCCACAGCGTCATCGTCGCTGTGGAGAAATGCGGGACTCTGGGCCATGTGTATACTCTCCTCATGGAATGAATTCGGAAGGAATCCCGGCAGCACCTACTGCCGGGTGTCGGATCAGGCTGCGCCCTTGCTCTTGACGCCTGCCAGATATTCGGACTGTGAACAGCCGAAGTCATGGTAGCCGCGAAGCTGAATGCCCAGCGTGTTGAAATCGGCGTCAGCAGATTCAACCGTCGGGCTTCGCTGCCCATTCAGGAACGAAACCACAACCGGCTTCATGATGTCGTCGAACAGGTACCATGCGGTGGTGCTGTAGCCGCCACTGTATGCGCTGTCGGACAACTCGGTGGCAACCACCGGGCGGTACTTGTTCGCGTGAATGTTGGCGTCCGACGCCTTCACGGCATTCAGGTTTCGCGCGACATACAACGCTTCGGCAACCGATTCCAGTTCCGGCGGAACGAGCAGCTTCGTCGGCTGTCCGCCCAACGTCATCCGGCTGGTTGACTCTGCACCCGTCACCAGTGGTGACAGTCGCTGCCGGAAGGCCTTCACGCCGAGACTCAAACCAACGCCATCGGTGCCGAGGTTGGTTGTGCCGCCCTCGATGTAGTTCGTCCGGGCGGTCGTCCAAAACGTGGTGTGATTGCTCAGGAACGTCGTCCACACCAGACGATTCAGGCGACGGGCTGCACCACGTCCGAGGCGTGTTCGCAGATCGTCGAACGCGCCCAGATCGTCGTTGATGATGTCGCGACGGGTCAGCGAAAACATCTTCGCGTAGGTGTCAGCCGATCGCGTGTACGACTCTTCGCTGATCTTGCCGTGCTTGATTACGCCACCGGGTCCGAGTTCCTCATACTCCATGTCGTCCAGCAGACGATAGGACGTGTGGAGCTTGAAGTCGGCAACGGACTTGATTTCCGCAATCTCTGTCCAGTTGTTGGCCACTTCCTCGAAGCCCTGCAACAGTTCCTTGTTGGCCAAATTGCTGAAGATCCCCGGCAGGCTGACGGTGCTGAATCCGGCCTGCAGGTTGCGACCGAACGCAAATTCCATCGTTTCCCGCAGGTTGCCGTCATGCAGTTTCGTGCCCGGCATGACGTTCATGCCGTTTGCTGCTGCGGCCATCAGCATCACCTGCTGCAGCCCGATGCGGCCCTTGAACTGGCTGTGCGCGGCCTGCAGTTCGGCGTCACTGAATTCCTTTTCGGCTCCCTTGTGACCGCGTGCCATTGACAGCCCGGCCTGCAGAATCCGCGTCGGATCTCCGCCGTTCTGCGCCGACACGAACGAAGTCGGGCGAGTGCGTCCGCTGCTCACCTGTCGCTTCAGGATTTCGAGTTCCACCTTTTCAGCTGACCAGTTGTTTTCCAGTGCAGCCGCAATCACGTCCGGATGTCCGGCTGCCTTCGCCTGAATCTCTGCCTGCTGACGGTACACACCGGCAATCTGCTTTCGCAAATCGGCAGCAGCCTGCAGGTCATTCACCGCACCTGCTGCAGCGGTCTTTTCTGGATTCGTCGGCATTGCTGCCACCTCTTTCTTCTGCGGGTCCATGTGTTCTTCGGCCTGCACCGGTGCTGCCGACTTCATTTCCCAGGCCTTCATCAACGTGGCCTGATTCTCTGGTGTCATGTTGTCCAGGGACAACCCCAACTCTTTCAGCCAATCCTCAAACGACACGGCTGCAACTCCTGCAAGGGCAGCCGCGGCTGCCAGGTTAACTGCGGTGGCTCCGTCTGCCCCCATTGGCAGAACGGATGTTTCCCGCAACACTGCGCGGCGAGCGAGGATGAATGGGCCTGTTTGCACACGCCCATTCACCTCAACAGACTCGCCGACTTGTATCTCAATTTCCTCGATAATCCGCGCCCCGATGGACGCTTGCCATTGCTGGCCCTTCGCCCCTTGTTCGAGAACGCCCTGAACCTTCAGCGAAACGCCCGTGACCGGCCCTGCCAGCATCAGGCTTTCCCCGTCGTTCTCAATGGTGTCGGTGACGCCCAGCGTGTCCTCAACCGTGTTGCTGTGATCCAGCAGAATCGGAACGTTGCCGGGTGTCTCCAGTCCTGCCAGATCCACGACAACCGGCAACGCAAACCCGCTCACCGGCAAAGGTCCGCCGGTGTATGCAAGGATCGAAAACCGTCGCGGCTTCGTGCCTTCGGCGGCTCGCAGTTGCAGTGGTGCTGTCAGTGTGATCGGCTTCATTGCTTCTTGTCCCTCGATCGCATCTGTTCAAAGACTTTCCGCGCCCATGCGGCTCCAGGATCTCCGCCCCATAGTGCCCACGCGATGCGGCCTTTGCTCGGGAACCCATCTTCACCCGGGGAATAGCCTTCGCCTTTTTTGTCAACCTCATGCCGGGAGAAATACCGAACCATGCGGCTGATCGTCTCGGGACTGACGGCCTTTCCGTTGCTCAGATCCCGTGCCCGTGCGATACCAACGGCAGTTCCACCACGCCCGAATTCGCTCCTCCAATCGAGTCCCTTTTGTGCCTCTTTGCGAACGCCCTCGGGTGGCGTGAAGTCGATGTCATCGTATTTGCCCGCGGCCTTCAAATCGGCTGCGGCTTCGACCTCGGATAGTTCATCGTCGCTTACGCCGTCTCCGGAAAGCACGTCGTCCAGCAGTGCCGCAATCCGTTCAGGCTGCAGTCCAATTGTGGCCAGCGTCTGCTCTGCCATGACGCGCGACATATCGCCCGTTTGCACGTCCTCCAGAACTCGCCGAATGCGTTTCTGGTTGTTCGTGAATGCTCGCTGTCCGAGTGTGGTATACTCGCCAGCAACACCCGCCGCGGGCTGCTGGGGCTGCGTCTGATCGACTTGCGGCGTCACGACGGCAAACGGTGCCAGCATTTCCTCGACGTTCTGCAGCGGTACTGCGGGAAACGCCGAACGAATCAAAGCCCGGGCAGTGTCTCGTGGAATGATCCCTTGCCCAACCTGCGCGATGATTGACACGATTGACGCGACCTGCGCCCCGTTCATTGCGGTGTCGGCAACGGCAGTCGCCGCACCCGTTGCTGGATCTGTTGCACCGCCTGCAGCGGGCTGAACATCGAAGGTCTTTTCGAACACAGCCCGCTTGTATTCCTCGACGGACACGCCGAAGTCTGCGGCTGCGCGGGTGGCCTCCATCTCCCATTCTTTGCCGCGTCGCGCGTGCTCTTCCGACAACGTGCTCTGCCCGGTGGACAGTCTGACGGCTGCAGCGTCTGCGGCTTCTGTTGCGTCCAGTTCCGGTAGCGGTGGCCACGTCCACTGATGATTGATTTCCTCGATTCGCGGCATACCGGACAGCAAGCCCGGCACAAACACAGCGGACTCAAGAAACCAATGCCAGACACGCTCGACGATTGCCCACGTGATGCGGTCGCGTTCGACGTGCACTTCAGGTGCCCACACGTTCGCCATGTCGCCCTTGAAGGATGAGAAATTCGCATCCTTGCCGGTGCCTGCGGCCAGCGTGTAGGGCATGTTGGTGCAACGGCAGAAACTCATCAACGCCTGCCGCTGGAACATTTCGTACAACGGCCCCGGCTGCTTCGGCTCAACCTGTCCGATTTCCCAGCCCTCGGGCAAAGTCGTCAACATGTTTCGCGTCAACTCGATCTCAGCGAAGTCTGCACCGGATGCTGCGGGTGTGACCGCTGAACCGGTGGACTTCAGATACATGGCAAAATTCGCTGCGGTCTCGGCAGAGAACAGCGTTGCCAGTTCCTGCCGCCGCATGATCGGCAGCGTTTGCAGTGCAGGTGTTGCCCGTGGAATTCCGCGCGTCTGCCCCGGTCGTTCCTGTCGGTACAGATGCAGCACTTCCGTTGACGGATACCAATCACCACTCAGCATACTGACGGGGGCTGTACTGCCGGGGTGATGATCGTAAACGTAAAACTCCAGCTCGTTCAACGCGGGATCAAACCGCACGCCGTCATCAACAAACGGGTCTTGCAACTGTGACTGCTGCCACGGCATGGCAATTTGATCGGCTTCCAGCGTTCGCAGATCCAACGGCATGGGATACCACTGCGGCCGTTCGGCCCGCATCACGAACACTTCGCCATCTCGCCAGTAGGCTTCAACGGCTGTCCTCAGCATCTCGCCGAAATCAACACGGGCAACCCATCGACGCCACGCCAACTCCAGACGCTGATTCGCTGCGGCGTCTTGCGTCAGCACCTGCAATCGCGGTCCACTGCCCACAATGTGATTGACGGCCGTTCGCAGAATACCAGCATACCACGAATTGTTTTCGGCTTCGTATCGGCTGCGGATTCGCACGACTCGACGGACTGCCGGGGACATTGCCGCGCGTGCTGCCAACCCGTCCGCGTTTGTCCAGTGCCTGCGGTTCTCGGGTGTGGTCTGCGCCAAGTCGAACTTCGCACGCACCTGCGGCGTTCGCGGCGCGGTGGCAACGGCGGTTGACGTGCTGGCGTATCGGCGTCTGCGGCTCACTCAGTGACCTCCGGGCGGGACAATGCGGAGAATCATGGCCTTCAACGCACCGACTGGGCTGGCGATAGCCTCTTTGCTGGCAAGGTGCTTTTCGTACTCAATCAACTCGGACAGACTGCGGCGCGTGACTGTCACGCCATCATTGCTGACGCTCGCGGCTTTCGTCATTTCCACTTCGAGTTGTTCGGCGGGTGTGGTCATGCTCGCATGATTGACGCCACGCCAAACGCCTGCAACTGCTCACTTGCTACCGGTGGCAACAATCACTCACACGGATCGGAAAACCGACGCTTTTCAAATCGCGGTCGCGCGTTCAGGATTCGCTCGCCGGTTGTGTGTAGTGTGTTGCAGGACGGGCACAATCGCTCCCGGAGCACGAACCCGGCAGTCTGCCGAGTGCGGTAGACTGACTGCAGTTCGGCACCGCACTTCTGACAACGCAACCCGTCGCCCTGTTTGCGGAATTCCGTCATCGCACACCCCCCGGTAACGAAAATTTGCGTCGCTCCTGTCTCTGTGCCTGTTCACCGCTCATGCCCACACCACAGATCGACGCCGCCACGCAACACCCGACGAAACAGTCCCACCAGTCGTTATCGCGTCCGGGTGTTTGCTCCCATGCTACACCATGTGCGCCATCATAGGAAATGGCTTTCGGGATCTCCGCCGTTAAATGCTCGACCAACAATCTATTCGCCCGCTCGTCCGTGCCCGGCAGCAGAACCGCCGAAGGTGCTCCGGGTGTGGTCAACAATCGCCGGGCTGCGTGAGACTTCCATATGTTGGCGTCGTACTGGACGTGCACCGGATGATCCGCGCGACGCTCCACCCAATACTGCCCCGTTTGGCGGTCCTTTTGTGGCTCGCCCCACAGGTGCACGGGCTTCCGTCCGGGCTTCGGCCCGAATCCTTTTGACGGCCTGATTCGCGTGCGGTTCGCCGACGCCAGAACCTGCGACTGAATGCGGGGTTTCTGTTCGCCGTCGCTCCAGTCCTTCAGGATCAAATCGAGTTGCGGAAATCGCTGCAGCAAATCGGCTTCCAAACAATTGTGGGCATGGACAAACGCCTCTTCCCACGATACGCCCGGCTTGTCCTGGCTTAGTCGGCGTGCCAGATCGCTCTTGTAGAAAACCGGCCTGCCCTGATCCGGCCATGTGCCGTAGTCCACAATGCAGCCGCTGAAGTCGCGTTCCCAACTGCACACCATGTACCATAGCACCTGATCGCTGCTGTCGATGAATGCGGTTGTGTAGCTGGCCTGTTGTGGGATTCGGCTGCGCTCAACCTGCGACAATCTCGGCAACAGTGCCTGACTGTCCAATCGAACGCCGGACTTGTCCGCGACCACTCCGCCTTCCTGCTGAATCTCACGCTGGAAGAATTCCGGGTCAACGGCTCGGATTGTCAGCAGGGACTGCAGGGCGGACAGCTCCTCGGGCAGCTTGTCGTGCTCCCACGCCACCTTTGCGCCTGCGTCCATATCGGCCCGGTTGCGTGCGTAGAATTCCTGTGCTGCGGCTTTGCCCTCTTTCGGGGTCTCGCCTGTCCCCAGCAGTGCCGCGTAACGGTCCCACAGGTCCATCCGCTCGGGCATTCGCAGGACCGATTTCCAGACTTTGCCGTGCCAGTCCGGATGTCTCTTCCGGTCCATGAATCGCTCGGTCAGATCCTGATGTGCTCGCACCGTGCACACCATCACCGTCGCCATCTCGACACCCAACCCGGCCAACCCCATGAAGGTCTTTGTTATCAGGTCCTCACGCTCATCCGTCTGGCTCGGACTGGTCGAACTCTGCGGTGTTTGCACGTCATCGAATATGATCAGATCCGGGCGAATAACCCGGCCATCGTTTTGAATGTAACTCAGACCGGAAACGTCCGTTGCCATCAGGCTGAATGGTGCCACGTGCACCTGTGACGATTCACTGCCCGGAATGTCGGGAAATACGATGCGGCCTCGGTCGTCTTTCGCGTGCAACGTCAACAGTTTGCCGTTCAATCTGAACTGCCGCTTCGGTTGTTTTGATTTCAGGATCAACGGCACGACTTCCGGGAAGTCTGCGGCCAGCATGTCAGACGAAGCGAGCAGGTTGAAAAAGTTCTCCCTGTGCTCGCTGGCCTTGTCGTCCGTTGCTCCGGTCAACACCAGAAAACGCCGGTGCCCATACACCGCCGCCCAGATCGCCGCAACACGGGCGCATGTCGACTTCAGCCCACCTCGCCTGACTGCATGGGCTTCACGTCCACCGCCCAATATCACCGCTTGGAATCGCTCAAACATCGCCACCTGATACGGTGCCAACTCGATATAAAACGTGCTCTTGAAATAGGTCAGTGCGAAGTCCAGCAGATCTCGTTTGCAGCGGTCCCGTCGTGTCTGATTTGCGACCGGTGGCAGCGGCCCGACTTCCTGCGCGGCTGCCGTTTTCGCGTTGATGACTTCCGCGTTTCTGCGGCTCCGGTCGCTCGCGTAGTTGTCCGTGAATTGCAGCCCGTCGATCTCGGCTGCAATGATCGGCAGAACGTCATCCGGCAGGCTGCTGAGAAATTCGGTTAGCTCGGATTCGCTCAGCGATTGCAGACGCAAGAGTTCGTCCGGCGTCAGTATTGCCGCTGCCATTCACCTGGACTCCTACGTTGACCACTGGGGCAGGGGCGGGTGTCGTCGGCCTGTCATTGCTTTCCTTCATCGCGACCAACACACGCGCCGCCGCAATCTTTTCCCGCATTGAACCTTTCGCGACCACCTCCACCAGCACCTTCGGAAGATTTTCCAGCAGCTTGTCGGACAACGCCCAGCCCTTGCGGATTGCGGATTCCATCTGCCGCAGGTCCCCGCGGGTGTGTGCCGGATCAGTCAGCAGTGTGGTTTCGGTCATACGCCTGCCCTCGCAAGTAACTTTTCTGCGTTGTGCCGTTCCATTGCTGGCCCGATGTATTCAAAAACTGCACATGGGCGCTGCCCGCCACCCTTACTACTGCCGCGAAACTGTTTGTACGCTTGCGGTTTTCCAGGTTTGTAATCGCATCGCCACTTGTCTTTCTTAAAACTTCGCACGAATTGCGGATGTGCTGGATAGGCTCTGGTCCTGAATCCAGTGGCCTTGTACGCCTGTCCGATTGTTTCCATCAACACGAACGCTAATCCGAGTCCTTGCCAGTCCGGAAGAGTAACACAGCGCGAAATGCCTTTAATGTTTTTTGCGCTTGCGTGCGGCTTGTGCAGCACTCCCGCAAAGGCAGCCAGTGTTCCGTTCGCCCACAACCCGAAGCATGTTGCGGCTTTGTGCAAGTCTGCCGTCAAATAATGATACGGTGCGAATAGCTCCCACGCCTTGTAGGGGAGTCGTGCCACCTCAATTGTGATTTCTGGGCGTCGCCGAAGGCACCTCCATTCAAACTGCAGTGTCGCAGGTTCAAACACCCAGTCAGGCTGCAACCACTCAATCACGTCGTGATGACACGTCACCGCAACCAACTGCCGGTCATTTTTTCGAATAAACTTTTGAACGCTGTGACACGCCACGCTTGCCACTTGTCTGTCAACTACGCTCGTGAACTCATCAATCACTATCAACCCGTCCTGCTCAAGCATCCGCCTTGCAATGTCTGCTCGAAACTTTTCGCCGTTACTCAAGACATGATACGGTCGCAGCCACGCCGGAACGGTTGAAAACCCTACGCTGTTGAGTGCCGCTGAGATTTCTTCAACCGTTCGCGTCGCTGGAAAGGCGTCGATAATCGACCGATCATCCCATCGCAGAAAGTGTTCATATTCTTCGGGCCACAACTTGCGTGCGCAGGTGGTCTTGCCGCATCCAGAGGGACCGACAATCAAACCGATGTTCCACGGCTTATCCTCGATTGGCAAGTTTGCCACCCATTTGCGAGTCTGTTTTTTTTCTGGCGGGCAATCGAACATTCCGCACACTTGCCTGGCGCGTATGCTCAAATCCAAATCACCGCCCACTACGACATTAACGGCTGGCATTTGTACCCCCTCTGTTCCAGTTCGGTGATCAGTTGCGACTGATCTGATTCACCTTGCGTAATGACCACAACGCGGTATTCCACGGGCCCAACAGTCAGCCCCTCATCGGCTTCTTCGTCGCCCTCTGCTTCACCCAACCCCAGCAACTTCCCCAACTCATCCGCATCAAAACCCGTCAACCCCAAATCAATTTCATCCGCGTGCAGGTCCTGCAGTTCATTCGCCAGCATCGCCTCATCCCAGCCGCTGCTCAGGGCAATCCGGTTGTCCGCCAGAATGTACGCCCGCTTTTGCGCGTCCGTCAGGTGGTCCAGACGAATACACGGGACCGTCTGGAGCTTCAGCAGGTTTGCGGCCATCACCCGGCCATGCCCGGCAATGATGCCGTTCTGGCCGTCGATCAGAACCGGATTGCAAAACCCGAACTCCTGTATGCTGCCTGCAATCTGCGCCACCTGCGCGTCACTGTGTGTGCGTGCGTTGCGTGCGTATGGGATCAGGTCCGATGTCGGCACCTGCTCAACCTGCTGCGTTCCTGTGGGCTTCTTCGACGTCATCCCCCTGACCCCCTGATTTTTCGGCCAAAACTGCAAACAAAACAAACTCTAATCCGAGGCAGATTACGCGA